GGCTTGTTAAAGGTAAATTTGCATGGAATAAACGTAAATGGTACACTAAATACATATTTACCATGTTTAGTGACGGCTGGCATTTCTTAAAATTCTTGAATATTGTTAGTTATATTATAGCAATAGTCTTAGCTTTTGGAAGTGTAAAGTTAAGTTTTACCTTAACAATTTTGCATATTGTTGTAGGATATACGTATGTAGGAGCGATTTTTGAATTAGCTTACAATTATATTTGGAGGAAGAGATGAGCACGAATTACGCAAGAGCGAGATGTGAAAATTGTGATAGTTGCATTAGCCTAAAAGTATATGAGGAAAATGACGGAATTTGCAATAAGTGTCAATCAAGGCAATATCCGCCCAATTGCTTTGATCCAAGAAAAGACATGCAAGCTTGGTGGATAACTACCTATTATATGTCTTATAACAAAAGACCTATAGATATGGCAGTGAAACGAGTTAGATATTCAAAAGGTTGCTCTGCAGCCGAGTAACGAGATTTTCTATAATAGTAGGAGTTTATAATGATTTGTCCAAAATGCGGGGATATCGAACACGGAATTATCCGAACAATAAGAGGTTTTGAATTTGATTTACGGGAAGTGTATTGTAAAAACAAAAAGTGCAATCACATTTACTATCAAAAAATAGAAAAAATAACGTATATTGAATTCAAGCTTCTAAAACAAGTTGACCAACCTTGTAAAGATGTGAGGATAACAAATGATGAATTTTAAGGAACAGCAAAAGAAGTTTATTAGGGAGCTTGAACTTTTCTTGGAGCTATGGAAGAAGACTAAAGCGAAAGACCCGCAGGACTTTAAAAACTTTATGGAAGATTTCAAACGCCGAATAAAGAACCAACAGTTTATTACTATTCGAGATACAGGTGATAGAGACGCTTTATTAACAATTTCGGATCAGATTAAAAACGATTTTTCGCAACTGGGTGAAAAGTACGGAAAGAAGATTTATGATATACTTAAGCAAGGGGTTAAAGAAGATACGTCCAGAACGCTTTTATATGATCGTGCAATGCGAGAAGTACGCAAAGGCAAACAATATGCCTATACTTGGATAAACACCGCAGAAAACGCCATAAATCAAGCCCAGAGGATAAGAGAAAACATTGAAGCCGGCGTAAAATACTTTAAATATGCCGGTCCCCCTGCAGATAGAGAGTTTTGTCAACATCTGTTGGATAAGGTTTACACTGTTGAAGAAATAGAACAAATGGATAACGGTCAAGGTTTGCCTGTGCTTTATTATCGTGGCGGCTATAACTGTCGTCATCGTTGGCAGCCTGTAAACGAATTTGCAAGTAAAGATCGTGGGAACGAAATACCAATTGCAGATAAAAACAAAATTGTTGAACTTAAACCGGTGAATATAACGGGAACGGTTAAACATAATAACAACAATAAAACAAATAGTGGGGAGATAGAGAAAGAACAGTCAAAATATTTTACTAAAACTATATTGAAAAATAAAATCAATGAAGCTTTGGATATTGATTTTAATAATGAATTTTATGAAGTATTTGACGGCTGCGTTTCAAGTATTGTGGCGAATGCGCAAGTAAAGGGGGCGTATTGTCGCGGTACTAATGTGCACATAAACACAAAGATTTATAACACGAAAAACACCAGGAAAGATGTAGCTGCTCACGAAATAGGACATGCGTTTGTTGAAAAATATCAATTAATAGAAGTAATAAGAGATATTAAAAATGCTAAAGTCGTGGTGAAAGGAATAAATATTAACCCTATATTTAAGGCACAATTTGATAAAAATTATCTTGCGGTGAAAAATAACTACAAGAAGTTAAGTGGGTGGTTAGGTAACAGAAAAGCAATCTACGATAAATATTTGGCAAAAGGTTTTACTAAGGAAGAAATTGACAGTCAGCTTAACCCAATATTTGATTATTTTGGAGCATTAACCAATGGGTCGATTGGCGGAGGGCACACTCCGAAGTATTACAAAAAAGACAAGGGAACATATGCAAAACATGAATGGTTTGCGAATGTGTCTTCTTTATATTTTAACGAAAGCAAAATTCTTAAAGATGAATTCCCGGAATTTTATAATATAATTAAAAACTCGTTTAAGGAGATAGTAGATGGAACAAAGAAAAGATGAAATATTGGCATTATACGGCGAAACAATAAAAAACATTAAAGACGCACAATCTATGTTGATGTATTTTAACCGTATATCAGAAGAAGTTTTTGAGGAAGAATACAAAAAAATGGTAATAGAAGCAATTGAAAATAACGCTTATATAGATTGCGAATATGATGTGTCGCCCGGAGTCTATGACGCAATAGATTATTTTACATTAGTCGATAAAAAAACAAAAAGAATTATCAAGGAATACAAAGATTAAAGAGATTTTGTATTTAAGCGTTCTTAGGTATTCTGATTAGTTTTTCAACTTCGGCAGCTATTAAAGGCTTGTAACCGGCTAAAATTTCTGCAATCTCGCTATCGGGCAAGCCTAAAAACTTACGGATAACTTTTCTTTTGCCAGCTCCCATAATTTGGTGGTAAATAGCTTTAGTGGCAGCCTCTTTATTGTTAAACCCGATAACAATATAGTCGTTCCCCCTTTCAACAATTGAGATACTGTTTAGCATGTTTCCGGTTAAGTGTAAATTAACTTTCCCGCTATCTTGAGGAAATCGGGAGCTTTTTAATTTAGCGTATCCACCAGGTATAATAACCCAATATTTCCCCCCTTTTTTCCGTCTGTATTCGGCGTCCTTACTCTTTATCAGCTTTTTGCCGGTAGTTTTCCAGCCAGGCGCAAAAAGAGCGCCTGCAGGGATATATAAAGGATTATTACTATATCTTTCAAATGGTTGCCCGTTAATGTCTTTCCCGCTTTGGGTGTTCGAGATTATTCTATCAATAACCTCGTTCCCTATTCTGTTAAGCAATTGTTTAGAAATAACTATTTCCACTTTTCACCACCTCTAAAAGTTCGTCATCTTCATTAGGCATTGTTAAACCTAAATTTTTATATACTTCTTCTTTAATTAACGGTATTCCGTTTTGTATGGCAATTTCAATGATACGTGCCTGTGTTTCAACTTCGCTATTGTCATCATAAACAAAATCAAATAAGAACGGGGATTCACTCGCATTTTTATCTACATTTCTTCTATAATCGTAAACTAAAAGTTGTTCGTTAATTATTTTCTTTGTAAATAGCATGTCGCTATATAAAATATCTTTTCTAATCAATTCTTGAACCTGCAAAGCTGCACGGCTGCCACCATTATCGGGTAAATCATTAACGTTTGCTTGCCCAAGTATTGCAATACTAATTTCATTGTTTAGCAACTCGATAAATAGTCTAAACGAATCTAACGATTTAGCGGAAGTCAAATCGTTAACTAAGAATTCTACATCTTTATCAGTAACCGCATAGTTATTTTTCAAAAAGCTATCCAAAGCTTCCGAAGCGTCTGCCTTTTGCCCGTCATCAGCTTTTGCTTGTATAAGACCTTTAAGTTTCTTGTTATAATTCCACCATTCTTGTACTGTTGCGTCTCTTAAAAATTCATGGTAGATTAAAGATCGCATTACACCGCCGATAATTTGTAAATCGCTTTTAGCGTATATGTACTCTCCAAAATTACCGTCAATAATTTCTTTTGTTAGCTTGCCGTTATCTCCCGTAATGGCTTTATACAAAATATTATCGGTACTTATGCCTGTTTCAAAAGGTAAAAAGTCTTTTAATATTTTAGGTCTAAAATAATTATCGGGTGAAAGCTCCCAATTAAGCTGTACAATAAAAGAACCGAATAACTGTGCGTCAATTGTCTTACTTAAAAGCATATCTATAGCCTTAGCAAGTCTTTTTTGCACTTCTTCGGCTTTATTCATGTCATCCCCTATAATTACGTATTTATAGCCACGTAATGCAATTTTACGGGTAGTGATTAAACCTTGTAATCTTGGGTTAGCTGTTGACATTCTGTGTAGTATAGCCATTAAAGGTCTTTGGTCTCTTCCGGCTTCAATAGTTGCTTCAGCCTGTTGTATGGCTGTTTTTATCTCCGGTAAAGTTGGGTAATTTTTATTTAATAAAGGTGTGTATTGGTACATTTATTTACCTCGTGTTAAAAGTTATCTAAATTAATTTTTGGCTGTTTGAAGGGCATTATAATTTGTCTGTCTGCAATCTTCCTTTCATGTAAATATTCATAAGCACAAATCAAGCTATCAGGGGCGTCATCTAAATTCCCTGCTTTTTTACTTGTAAAAGCAAAAAGTTGACCGATATATATTTTACCGTTCATAGTACTTCTGAAACCTGCAGGGAACAAAACTCTTTTTTCGTTCCACGTAAGCTGTATATTTTTGCTGAGATCATCCACTTTATATCGTTTATACTCAATTCTGTAAAAAGGGCTATCGTGTTGTTTACTCCAATTTTTCACCAAGTTAGTCCAGGTGCTTTCTTGAGTTACGTTACCGTCAAAAGCAATTCCTATTGTATTAGGCAGCTTCAATAAAAAAACTGCATTCAGTAAGTCGTTACTATCCGAAAAGCTTTGGCTGATAGCGTCAATAACGTAATACATGTTAGTTTTACCGCTATATCCAAGATGAGTTATCGCTGTAGTATCCCCCTGCCCTTTTAACGATAAGTTTGGATCTACATAAATAACTGATTTTACATCTCTTGGTAAAACGTCATATTCTTGATAAAAATCTTTTATAAATACCGTTCCGGTTTGTATCTCGGAGCGAACCCCCTCGCCGAATACTGCCCACATACTCGGATTTATTAATTTTAACCTTTCAATTTCCAATATCTGTTTTTTGCCTAAAAAAGGGTTATCTCTATAGGTAGAAATAATGAGATGTGCGTCATCACGTTCAAGTATATTAGTAATTATCCAATGAGTTTCGGAAATAGAGGGGTTATAATCTAAAAATATCTTACCGGATGTACGAAAATTTAATTGTAAAAAGCTATCTTCATCAATTTCGTTAGCTTCGTTTATCCAAAGTATATCTCTTTTACGCCCTCTTACCTTTTGTTCATCGTCCAAACTGAAAAATTCAACCGTGTTGTTATTCAAAATGTAGGTGTGCTCTGTTTTGTTGTGGTTATTCTCCGAATATTCGTTTAAGCCTTTTAGAATATCAAAAAAATCACGCATAACAGTAGCACGTAACGAGGGGAAGGCTTTCCTAACAATAGAATAAACACGCCCTTCATTTTTGTGGCATAAAAATATAATAAGCTGGGCAATAGAAAAAGTTTTGCTGCTTCTTGTCCCCCCTTGATTAACAATAATGTTAATTTTAGGGTTTCTATAAGCTTCTAAACTTTTAGTAAATACCTTTGTATGTTTAATTGTCAGTTCCATTTTCCTCTTTGACCACTTCAACCAACCTAATTACGTTAATAGGCTCGCCGGCGGTGGTTATATCAAGTTTGTGGTTTTCCTCACCATATCCTCTCTCTTTCCCTTTTTTGGCAAGATAGAATTTAATTAGCCCTTCGCACCCCTCATCAATCATATCAAACATCTTATCCTCTACCAAATCAAGCGTTTTATTAAGCTCGTCATTATAAGCCTGCAAAACATCCGGATTCTTTTTGATGAAGGCGTCAAGTCCTGCCCAGCTCGAACCGATACGGCTTGCAATTAGGGATATAATCCCTCTACTGCCCGGAATAGCCTGTAAAACTTTTGTTTTGTTTATTCTTACTCTCTGTTTCATTGTTTCATATTCCAAACCTTATTTGTGTTTTGGCTTCTAAATGAATTACTGCTTTATTACTGAACTCCGCAAACAATTCAAGCGGGCTATTTTCAAAATATACCGGTACATCTAAAAGCAATTGAGCTATATTACCCGTTATTTCAATAGCTTTCCCCTTTGCTTCAGAGATATTTTTATCGGCAGCCCCCACAAATAAATCAACTGTCAAAGTGATAACTCCGCAACTGCTGCTTACCGTGTCGTTTAGGTCAAAATGCACATAAACAAAAGGAGCTTGTATATTAAAATCGATTGTATCGCTCGCCTCCGCTACTTGTTTTATCCCTAAAGTTAGCTTGTTGTTTTCAAGCAACCCTAAAATAGTTGATGTTGTATCTTTATAATCTCCTACCATTCGTCAACTCCTATTATAGGTTTAATAAGGCTGTTGGCTATATCCGGCGTGGTAACTTGCATACCACTTAAAAGCTCCCCTGCAAATACATAATCTTTCTCGATCTCTGTATTAAAATCATCGCTTAAATCAACCAGCAAATTTTTTGCAAGTCTTTGTAAAATTAAAGCTGCTGGTAGATGATATTTTGTTTCGGTGTCATCTTCCGGAACAGAAATTCCGTAATGTGAGCTGATTATATAATCAACTTGAGGGTTTAAAGTATCAAAATTAGTTACTCCTTCCGATACTTCATCGCTTAAAGCTGCATAAATGGAAGGTTTAACATATGGTTTAATTTGTGAAAGGTTTATAAAGCTCATAGTAAAAATCCTATTGTTTTGCACAAAAATAATTAAAAATATGTCCTAAAACCTCAAAAATGCTATATGCGCAGGCGCAGGCGCATATGCACAAAATTTTAAAGTTTTTGCATTATTTTTAGGCTAAAACAATCAAAAATAGGCAGCATATGAAAATAAAAAAAATAATAGACGGTAAAGAAGTTGAAATTGAGATTTCTGACGCCGAACTTAAACAAGCAGGTTTTCATACTCAAACCTCTTTATTGGAAGATGAAGAACTTTTTTCCGAAGCTATGCAGATGAGAGGTGTTAAAATAGACACTAAAAAGAAGTCTATTGAAAACCAAACAATTGTAGAGCTAACTAATTTAGTAAAAGGCTTGCAAGATAGCTTAAACGAAGAGAAAAAAGCCCGTGCCGAAGCGATTAAGTCGCTTGAAGAAAAAAGCAAAAAAGAGCTTACTAAAAAAATAGAATCCGATATTGATACAGCTGTAAAGGAAGGTAAAATAACCCCCGAACAAAAAGCAACTTGGCAGGATAGACTTTCAAAAGATTATGAGGGTTATTCTGTTATATTAAGCGAGCTGCCTAAAACAGCAAGCCCAAATAACGCAGCTCCAAACAGCACAAAGCAAACAAACTTACCGGCAGGCAATACAAACACGGTGAAACCGGATAGCCCGATAGGACAAAAAATATTAGAAAGAAATAATTTAATTAATAATTAACAAAAAGGTAATTGAAATGAAAATTGATCAAATAAGCGCATTAACAGGCAGAAGTGCCGGTTTATTAACTAAAATGTTGGAAATAGCTCCTTTATTCCAATATGCCGAATTCCGTAAGGACTATTCATCCGCAAGAAACGTTCCGGATAAAACAACTTTTTCCGGTAGTGCTGCACGTGCCGAAAACGCTGCATTAACTAAAGACGCTCAAACTCCTACAACTTCTACCGTAAATTTAGCATTATACGGTCGTGAAATTGCTATTGATGACGTTCGTAAACTTGATACTGAAATTTCGGGCAGTCCTGTAGGTTTGCAGAAGTTCGCAGATAGACAATTAAGTGCTCTTGCAGTTAAGTTGGCACAAGAAGTACAAAACCATATGTTAGTTGGTACTGCTGCTTCTAATGAAATGTTAGGTATCAGTAATTTTGTAAAAGACGCAGCTTCAGGCGGTCAAACTGCAGCATTAGGCTTTACTGCAGCAGAACAGGCAGCAATGAACGCTCAAATCTCTCTCCAGCTTAACACAACTGCAAACCAAGATAGCTTTATTGAAACATTATTCAAAGCTTTAGGGGATGTTCCTAATGCGAACGCCTTATTAGTTAACACCAATTTAGGTGCAAGATTAATGACTATTGCAAAACGTTTGGGTGCTGCTGGTGAAACGGTTAATAGTTTTGGCGTTCCTGTAAATACTTTCAATAATGTGCCGATTGTTACTTTACCTACGGGTGCTATCCCGCAAACTGAAAGTGACGGTACAAACTCAGACTGTACAAGCTTATACATTGTTCGCTTTGCAGAAGAATTAGGTGTTTGTTTTAACACTAATAGTGGTTTTTATTTCCAAGATTTCCAAGACTATCAAACATATCCGCAAGGTGTTGCAAGAATGCAGTTTTTCTTAAACTTAATTGTTGAAAGAAGTGACGCATTAAAAAGATTGTCAAGAATTAGATTATAAAAATGGCTGCAAAAAAACATATAAATACTCCCCCCAACAGCTCGGATGTTGTTTTTAACATTCGAGTATTTTTATTAAATCCGGATAGGAGTATAAAAGAAAAAAGAGATATAGAAATTAATGCTGATGATGAGGCAGCGGCGTTTAACAATTTACCAAAAATGGTGAAAGATATTCATAATGGAGATTGGTATTATGCCGGATATTTTCAAACTAAAAAGAAATAACATGAAACGTTATTCAGATTTATTTACGGTAAATTTTATGAATTTAGGTGCTTTGCTATTTGCGGAGAACATCCCTTCAATAAACATAATTGAGGACTATTGCAAGGTTTTTGTTCTTGTTGCCACTCTTATTTACACAATAGCTAAAATTGTAGCACTTATCAAAAATATGAGGAAAAATGAAATACCCAAAAACCTTGATTAGCATTACTATAG